TCATTGCCTCCACGAGTTTCCATCTCCTCCAAGTGTTCTGTTTCATTTAATGCCTGATAGAAATGTTCCTTCATTAAGTATATATGATCCTCTCCTCGAAGTCCAAGACTTTCACGGAAATGTAATACACTTATGAATGAAAAGTATGGTGCTCTTGCAATTACTTCAAGAACCCAGAATCTTTGAAAGTCTCTACCTCTGTAAAGAAAATCAATGATGTAAATTGTTAGGTCTAAAACTGATGTGTTAAATTTTTTCATACTATTATAGGATGTGCCCAAGCATATTGTGGATAGAACCATAGTGCGGTTCCAATGGTGGTAAGGATAAGTAAGGTAGATGTGATAGGTAGATCTTTCATTATTCCTCCCTCTTAATTGATTCCAAAGAAAAAGGATGTTCGTGTAGATACGGAACATCCTCTCTTGCATTCTTGACTGCTTCAAATGCGTCATTCGCATATTCGCAGATATGTTGTTCGGTTTCTTGGTTATCGTGCCAAGAAAGTGTGTAGTGGGACATGATAGTTTCAACTCCAGTACATTATTATTTAGTCTAACACACTAGGTATAAATACGCATTTATGTGTGGACTCCCACACCTAACTACACTCTTTTTCTTCTTATCTTAACAATTGAAATACCTGCAATCAAACCTGCAATAACACCTAATGTAGAGATTGCGACTACTGTGCTGAATATCATTTCAACGGGAACAAAAGGTTGTGCTTCCCAAGTGCCTGGTAGAGTATATACGGATGGATTTGAACCAAAAATCATTTTACTAAATCTTTTCTATATGTATATTATAGCAACTAAATTTTGGTTGGCAAGTAAAGTTTACTTAATAATATCTTCGAGTTTAAATAATGAAATAAATTCAATTTCGTTATTATCCCATACCTTATGATTCTCTTGTCTATCTACGATTGCAATAACACGATTTACAATATAACCTGCTTCTCTTAAAACATTTACTGCTTTGATTGCACTACTACCAGTTGTAGTCACATCTTCTAATACTGTAACAACAGAACCTTTAGGTGGTTTATTACCTTCAATGACTTCTTTTGTACCATATCCTTTTGGATTCTTTCTTACAATTAGAGCATCTATATGCTTACCTGAGTAATATGCTTTCTGTGCGATGCCACAAACTAATGGGTCTGCACCAAGTGTAAGTCCACCAACTGCGACAGATTCATCTTCTACGTGCTCAATCATTAGATGTGAACATAATGCATTACCTTCACAAGATAATGTAACTGGTTTACAGTTAATGTAATGCTCTGATTCTTTACCAGATGATAAAGTAAACTGTCCGTGTTTATATGCTCTTTCTTTTAAAAGATGCAGCAAAGTTTTTCTATGTGTTTCCATAGTTATATTCTACCATAATAATTTATATTGGCAAGTTAGCAATCTTCACTCATACTTTCTGCCATACTTCCACCTATATCTGCACCTTGATTACCAGAGAACATTGTTACCCAACCAGCAGCAACCCAACCAACAAAGGGAATATTAGAGAGAGCAGGAGCAGCAGCAGTACCAATACTGGAACCCACGAGTCTTCCTGTTCCTTCTGCACCTCCGATTGCTTTGATGCAAGCTTCTGATTTTCCGTTTTCTCCTGTGACTTTGATTGGTTTATTGTGAACTGCACCGTCCATTGTGTATTGCTCAACGACTTTAACTTTGTTGTTAGCCAATCCAAGAAAGCCACCCTTCGTATTACTATCCCTTTCCACACGCATTACTTTTGGATCGTTTGCTTTATAACTTATCCGATATCCATCGTGTCCGACCTCTGCTTCATATGAAGTATAAGGACCAACTGGTAAGTTGATACTTGGTAATTTACTTTGACGATTTGATAAAGAACCTATCATACCAATGTGAGATAATCCAATGAGTCCACCTAATCCCAAAGCGAACCATCTACCCCATTTCACTTGCTTTTCCATTATCCTTTCTTAGGAGTGCTACTAGGTGCAAGAACCATTGGTGCTTGCTCAATTCTGATTGTTTGTGCAGGTGCTGCTTGAGTTGCTTTCTCGATAAGCATCTCCATGTCCTTCTTCGATATATTTGCACTTCCCCCAGATGGTGCACTTGATTTTCCATTTTTCTTACCTGCCTCAACACCAAAGGTAGCTAAAACTCCTGTGAAGACCGAAGCTATAAAGGTTGGATCAATCTTATCTTGTTTTGCGAAACCTGGAAATGTTACGTAATTGAGTGTTAATATTCCACCTGCCCATACTAAAATCCCAAGCCTTACAAAGGTACTCAGGATTGCCATCTGTTCTTCTTTATCGTCTACTGCCTCTTTTAGTTTACCTAAAGGACCTTTAGGTTTTACTTCTTCTTTCTTTGGTTCAGCCATGGGATCAGTGTGTCTACATTATATATAGACATTTGACCCTTAAAATCCTAATGGTATAGGTGATGCAGGTGATTCTGGTGTTGGAGTTGATGGTGATGGAAGTCCTAAACCTCCTCCTAAATCTCCAATACCACCAAGTTTATCGGTAACTGCTTCCATTACCTTACCTTTGACGTTTTCGATAATTGCATCTTTATTGAGATATACAACCCCAACAGCACCAACAACGGTGATAGATACAATACCACTTGCAATAGCGATTCCATTTACTATTTTTTGTAACATAATTCTACCTAATACAATTTATATATCATACTCGCTACCTTCTCCCATATATTCAAGGGAAACAATATCATGATTAACATTTTTATCTTCTCTAAGTAACCACTCTGCAAATTCTTGACGTATTGAAACAGCATCTTTAAGTTGTTCTATATCACCATCAGTACATAATTCGTTCATTCGATCTATTGACCAATCATAAGTGCTTCTAAGATTTTTCGTGAAACTGTCCATAATCTTTACGCATGTAGCGTCCGAGTATGTTGCTATTATAATACATCGGTGTTCCGTCGTCAAGTGCTTCCATCAACACATTATGTAAGAACAATTGTTTTGTCTCCTCGTAGTTTACTTTTCCAAGGGTTTCGTGGAGGGATATGATTTCTCTTCTGAAATTGTCTTTTCCAATCTCTCTAATATCTTGTTTAAGTTCTGCAGAGCTTCCATAATATCTTTTCCAGTCTGACTCGCTTGTGACCTTTCTCTTTCCTCCTTTTGGTTTTCTTTTTTGCCAGAAATATTTGCGTCCGATATATTGCTTGCCTGACTGGATATTTGTAATGCGGTAGACGAAACCGAAGAGATTGCCAATATCGTCAGTAGTGAAAGGTTCACCTTGATATAACCAGGGATTTTCATAATCGACTTCCAAAACAGTAATCATATTTTAACACATTCATATCTATATATCCATAAATATCAATAAACGATTATATAGATGACTGTTTACGTTAAAAATTTAATAATTAATTCTGGTGAAGATTTCAGTCAAGATTTGGATTTACTTAGTGCTGATGGTTCTGGTGTTGTTAATCTCACTAATTTTAGTGTTGATTCTCAACTAAGAAAACATCCAGACAGCACAAAGTTTGTGGATATTGCAGTTTCAATAACCGATCCCACACAAGGTAAAATTAATATATCAATTGCTAGTACGATTACCGCTACGATAAAACCAGGAAGACATGTTTACGATGTAATGTTAACTCGTCCAAGTGGTTCTAAATTAATTGGTGTTGAAGGAACTGCTTTGGTTCGAGCAGGTATATCCACAGGGTGCTTCTAATAAATAAAAATAAAAGATATGGCAGTTTTTAGTAACAACCTCACAATTCATACTGGCACGGATTTTGAGCAAACATTTGTATTAGAAGATGGAAATACAAATAGTGCTCTTAATCTGACTGGGTATAGTGGTTGTGCAAAGATTAAAAAATATCAATCATCAATAACTGCTGCTTCTTTTTCACTTGCGTTTACAAATCGCACTGGTGGTAAAGTTAGAATTTCAATGGCAGCTGACACTACAATTAATTTAAAGGCAGGTAAATATTTCTACGACGTTCTATTAAATAGTGGTTCTAATATCGAACGGGTCATAGAAGGAGAGGTATTAGTAAAGAGATCAGTTACCCGTTCTTAAGTTTGTTTTTAAAATATTCACTTTCACATTGAAAGTAAATTCTTAGTTGTGCATATTTAGATTTGTTATATGTAAATTGGATTGGTTTGGAGTATTCTCTGAATGGATTTCGATGGATTGATAGTTTGTCGTATTTGGATAGCATATAGTACCTTAAGGCACTTTATTTATACTATTTTTGTATCAATTATGGCACAAAGTCAGGAAAATCATACGGACCATTTAACTTTTTTTCTAACTCTCTTTCATCTAATACTTCGTGAATAATATCTTTTAGTTCTTTCTTCAAAGCATCAGATATTATATTAATTTCCTTTGGTTTTACATCAGGAATTCGAGCACGTTGTTCTTCAATACTCATACCATCATCTGTGCCTGTCCCATAGGACATTCCTTGGGTATCAATTTTCATAATAACTATTTTTTGTAATTATATAGTAACTCAAAATCCTCAGACACACCAACACCAGGTTGATAGTTCTGAGGATTTTTCTTTGCAAGTTTTACTGACTTTAGACCACCGATAATGTCAGCACGATTAATAACAGGTTTCATAATTACTTTCCGTAATAAATTTTCTCTCCTACTTTTTTATCTCCAGAACCCTTTCTGGTATCATCAACCCTTTTATTTCCACCAATGGGGGATTCATCTCTCATTTTGTTTATAAACTTTGCTACAGGATTTTTAATATTTAAAAATTTAGGTCCTATGTATCCATCATCTGGTTTTTCAGTTAGAGTTTTTTTTTGAGCCTCTACAATACCTTGAATTGTTTCTGCATCCATTTCAGTCATCACA